TTTTGTTTAGTCTTAAAGATTGCTCTGCATAAGTCTTTCTCAAATAGTCTTGCATTTCTCCACACTCTGAACAAGGCTTTACCCAGCGTCCATCTGCTCTTTGCTGCACTGTCACCATTTGACGAGATTGCTCCAGTAGGCTGCCGACATCTTGCCCTTAGCGATATTCTTGCTATGACGTGCTTTGAATGAGGCGCGTTTCTTTTTCATACGGTCAGACTCTCCAGCCTTAGGAGCACCTGCTGTTTTAGCACCTTGCTCACCGAAACGAATTGTCTTGACTTGTTCGCCTGACTTGGCTACTACTACGTGGCTTTTGGTTGGATGATTAGGGGTACGCTTTGGCTTGTTAAAGCCTGATACTCCAGCCCTCTTAAGCCTTGGGTCCGCTTTCTTTGCCATACTCCCCATACTTTCCTAGTACTGCTCTTACTGTTCCATTCTTGTTTAACCGCACCACGTAGCCATCCTTAATCTGAACAGGATTAAACTTGCGGTGCGGTTTTTGCTTACCCGAAGACATTACTTCCAGCGATAAACTGGATTAACACGCTTTTGGTCTGTAAAATCAATACGTGGTGTTGGAGACTTTACTTTTTTTTGTTGCTGTATCATCTGACCTTGAGTAATCTCAGGAGGCAAAGACTGTCCCTGGATTCTTGGGTTTACAATTTTGCGTGGCATCTACTTGCCTTTCTTTTTGCGAGCCATACCTGCTGAAGATAAGGCGATAGCGATTGCTTGTTTGCGAGACTTGACTACCTTAGCCTTCTTTGGACCCTTTGGGTCTTTGCCTGAATGTAATTTGCCAGCCTTAAACTCGCGCATTACCTTGGCTACTTTTTTCTTTGCTGCCGCTTTTTTCATTTGTCCAAGTATCTTTCAGGATTCTTGTTCTTAGACTTAAGTGGCTTACCTTCCATAATGGCTTTATCCAAAGCACTGATTCTTTTCTTGGACTCACCAAATGCAATCTTGGCTAGTCCTGAGGACAAAGGTCCTACTCGTGTTTTGCCTGCCATATTACTTCTTCTTGCCCATTTTCTTCATTGACTTCTTGACGGCTGCTTTCTTTGCCATCTTCTTTTCTGCCATCTTAGCCATCTTCTTACCCTTGGCTGTGTATGGGAACTTCTTATCGCCTACCATTGGCATATCTATGCTCCTAGTTCTTTCATTACCGCTGCTGTTTTTTTGTTTATGTGTTTTGCTGGAGGCATCTTCTCAGCGTTATATGGCTTACCTAATACCTCACTTGCATTAACCGCTGCTTGGATTTTGTCCATTGTGGTTCCTGCTGGTTGAATGCCTTGTCGTACTGCTTCTTTGTAGGCATTCAATTCTGTGTTGTGACGCTTGTTAGTCATAAACTTACGACTGTCAGCATCACCTGCATTCATCTGGATTGATAGTCCCTTACATCCAAAACAACCTTCTACAGGTTCTGGATGGTATTCCCAGTGCTTCATAGTTGCGTAAAGTTACTTTCTGTTACACCTACATTCGCAGCAATGAGTGCTGCCTTTGTAGCGTCGTCCACCGTATACTCGTATCCGCCTCGATATAACTGAGGGTAATCAGGTAATGTTGAATCGAGTGGGTAACGAATCTGTTGATATGTTCCTGTTGAGGGATTGAGGACAATGCTTATGCCTCTAGTCAGTTTGTAGAACTGGAATAGACGCTGAACGCCTTGCAATCCTTCATCCACCGTTGGTGGTAAAAATTTCCATTCAGCCATAAGTCCTCCTAATGAACTCACCATCAGGCTAGGTTGCCCTAGCCCGACAGTCAATCAACTAGAGAGCAGCGATTGAGGAACCAGATGTAATGCGATACAACGCTTCGTCACGGTAGACTGCGAAGCCGAGTACGCCGTACCAGCCCATCGGGCGGAAGCGCATCAACTTGTCAGTTACGTTACCGATAACTACGTGTGGCTCTTCGGCTACGGCTTCTGCCATTGCTTGAGCACCACATACGATTGTATTGAATACACGTGTTACTGGAGTTACAGTTACAACAGTTGTTGCAGTAACAGCAGCGGTGAACGCTGTGTCTACAGTAATTGTGGTTGTTGAACCAGAGGTTGCAATGTTTGTAATCTTGGAACCTGATGCGATGCCTGTTCCAGCAATCTTGTCGCCAGCCTCTGCACGAGAAGCAATAACGGAAGAAGAAGCGACACCGAAGGTGAAGCCTGCTGAAGTACCTGCAACAGTTACAGCGGTTGTTGTCAATGCAGACTGGTCTGCACCAACTTTAGCGTTGTAAAGACGTGGTGACTCTACGAAGAATGCGCCTTCGTAGTCTCCAATTTCTCCAGCCCAGATGTTATCTACTGCTGGATTTGAGTTGGCGTGAACGAAGTTCCAGCCCATATTTCCTGTTTCTGCACGAAGGTCGTGTGAAACAGATGGGTGAATACCTGTCCAGTATAGGGAGCCACGACGAGCCTTTGCCTTGTTGCCGCGCAACTTAGCAACTGACTTGCGGATATCTGCAGAGTCGATTGTGTCAGCAGCGTCAACAGTAGCAACTGATGTTGCGTCTCCTGCGAAGATGTTGTTTGTACCAGAGCGTAGAGTTGTCATCGCAACGGTGTCGATTGAGTCAGCGAGGTTGTATGCAATGATGTTTGCAATCGCTGGGTCGACATCTGCGAGTGAGAACAACTCGAGAGCGCGGGTTACCAATACTGAGTTACCGTACTCGTTAAGAGTAATGGTTACTGAGGTTGGTGTTGATAGAGCAACTGCATCTGGGTCTACTGTTTCAGTAAGAGCAGTGGTTGCTTGGTTGAGGTCAACGTACTTCTGTAGAACTACTGTTTGACCTGGGAATGCTTGACGGGCTGGGCGCTTATCTGCGACTGAACGAATTAGTGGTTCAGAACGGAGAGCGAACTCGAGAAGACGGTCATACGCCTTCTGTACGAGACCAGCACCACCAACGGAACCTCCGAGAGAGGAAGCACCTGTATCTGTGTATGCGTTGGACATTGAGTTGTCACCTCCAAGTGACTATGAACGGTTGATTATTCTTGTGAGCGCAAGAGACTTAGAATCTCTTCTGCTGAGCCTGCGTTGTTTAGACGCTGCTCAAAGTCTTGCGCCTTGTCGGGAGTAACCGCTCCCTGAGTAAGTGCATCTTGATTGCGTAGTGCAGCAAGATTGCTCTTGTCTACTTCGGGGGCATCTGCAACTTTGATTCCGAATAGGTCAGCGTTTTCATCGAGCCAGCCATTGACTGTCTCTTCGTTAACATCTTCCAGGTCTTTCATAATCAATCGTGCAGCCTTAGCGTTTACGCCCTTCTTTTCTAGGACTTGACGTACAGTCGATTCTTTCTTCTCTTTGAGGAATCCCTCAAGTTGTTCAGAAAGTTCCTTGATACGCTTTTCGTCTGACCTTTTGGCTTTACGTAGTTTCTTAACTAGGTCATTGCCATCCAGACCATCATTGGTATCTAGGTCGTCTTCTTCGTCTTCCCAGTAATTGTTGCTCATAGCAACGTTCCACCCTTCTATTCGTTGTTAGTCGCAAGCCTCAATGACCACGCGGGGACTGTGGGTTGGCTCTTGCTACCAGTCTTATACGCTGGCGGGGCTGGTCGGTCCGCTCAGGATTCTCTATTTAGAAAGCGCGATTTGCTCTGCGCTGTGATGCGAGTCCGAGTTCTGCTCGACCTGCCTTGCCCATAAAGCGGGCTTCTTCTTGTGAAGTCAACTCTTCAAGTTTCTGTAGGTCTTTAGCAGACTGAGTAATAAGTGCTCGCTCTAGTCCTACCTGACCAATATCTTCTGTTCTTGAAATACCAGCAAGTTTAGATGTTGTAGGCAATGCTCTAGCAATCTTACTAAACTGAGGTGTGAGTGAACTAAATGTTTCACCCATACGGGCATATTCTTGTGCTCGCCCTAGGTCAACTCCACCGATTCGGTTGATTGAACCTAAACCTTGCTGCTCTGCAGCGGCTAGTACTTCATACTGAGAAAGTTCGTCAACGAGTGCGTCAACACCTTTCTGACCAGTGAGTAAAGTTCTGGCAAGAGTTGTTCTGTCAACTGTTGGAAAGTAACGACTCAAGGTATCCTTGATAGCCTTGGGAGCCATATCAATACGCTGGAATGCTTTAGAAATCTTGTCCGCTACTGTGGTAACGGAGTTGCCCTTACCGATTAAGTCTCCAGTAAATTGCTCTGTAGCAAGGTCAGTTAAACCAACTTCGCTAAAGATGTCAGCCATACCCTTTTGGGCAGCGACATATTCTGCAATGGTTGGAACGCTGACTGGCTTGCCAGCCTGTCTTAAGTCTTGAAGAGCGTAGATGCCCTTGAAGCGGTCAGTAAATGCTTTGAGGTTTGGATTGTTACGGGAGTCAAGCAACGCCATATTAAATGATGTTGCGACATCTTGACCGTTGAGATAGAACTTTGATACTGCATTGTAGAGTTCATCCATCCAGCCTTTAGCAAGTTCAGCCTCACCAAAGTAAAGAGCCAATGTTGCTTTGAATACATCTTTGGCTAGCGTTGGACCAGTAGGTCCACCTGCGCCTGTTCCCGCTCCCGCTCCAGCACCAGTTCCTGCACCAGCCCCAGAGCCCGCACCTGCACCAGAACCAGCACCAGTTCCTGCGCCTGCTCCTGCACCTGCACCAGAACCTGTACCTGTGCCCGCACCACTTCCAGCACCCGCACCACTTCCAGCACCTGTGCCCGCTCCAGAGCCTGCGCCTGTACCTGTGCCAGGTTTAGGAACTGTGTTAGCGCCTGCAGAACTACCAAATTGGGCTAGCGTTGCGCCGCCAGTTGAACGTGCTTCAGCAGATGCTGCAGTTGGCGAATCAATCGGAGTCTTATATAGTCTCCATTGACCAGTAGTTCCTCCACCAATCCAACTGTAATAGTAAACATTCTTATCATCAGAAGGTGGGGCTTCAGGACGATTGGTTGGGTCAAATAATGGGTTAGATGCAGCACGAGCCTTAGCATCTGCTGCAGCCTTCGCTTCACGCTCAGCCTTAAGTTCGTCCATACGTGCTTGACGTGCAGCCGCTGCTGCGTCCGCCTTTGCCTTGGCATCTGCTTCGCGTTGGGCTCTGATTCTATCTTGTTCGTCAGCCATTTATACTCCAAATCCCATAGCGCTTGCCAAGCCAGTAGCAAGGTCTCGTGAACCTTGAATCTTCCATTGTGCTTTTTCTGAATTAGGATGAAACTTAAGATAGGTTTCAAAGTCTGCAAAAGTTCCCATAGGAACCTTTCCTGCTGTTCCGTCTGGACGAAGGAACTTATCTAAATCAGGATTGTTCAAATCGATTGTTGATGGGTCTACTTCCCAATACTTCACCATACGATTAACGAATGGTTGTGCTAGGTCCATAACAGTCAGGTTAGGATTAGCCTTAAGTCTGTCAGCAAATAGTGGGTAAAGTTCTGCTGCCTTAGCGTTGAATTCTGTCTGTAGTTTGTCTAGGCTTAATTCGCCCTTTGTCAACTTGAGCGCATAGTCAGCAACTTCTTTGTCAGAGTACTCAAGACCATTGGACTTAAGTAATGATTGAAGGCTACCAATTTTGTTGATAACGCTACCTGGTAGCGTCTTAGGGTCAGCAACATTTACCTTTGCCCATAGATAACTCTGAGCAAACTGCTTAGCATCAAACAGACCAGGTGTCTCAATGATACTGGTCGAGCCATCAGGATTGACAATAGTCTGCTTTACCTTGGCTCCAGCCTTAGCGGCTTCCTTTAACTTAGCAAAGAAGTCTGCTTTGTCTTGCTCGCCAAACTGACCAAAGGCACCTTCGGCAAATCCAAGTTCTCTTCCTACGCTGTCAAGGATTGCATCAGAGGTAATCTTGTCGTAGTTAGTATATGAGTGCGTTGCTCCGCTTTGCTTAGGAGCATTGTCTAACTGAATCTGTAGGACATCCCAGGGGGTCTGCTTCTTGCCTTCTTTGTAGGAGGCTACGGCTCCATCGATAATGTTATTGAATAGAGTCTTACGTGCAGCGTCGGTAGGTTGACGGTTCTGTACAGTAATGATGTACTGCGCTAGGGCAGCCTGTGCTCTTTCAGATAGTCTTGAGAAGGTACGCTTGACAACAGCAGAATCTTTCTTGACCAAGTTACCATTCTTGTCTGGCATCCAAATGTAGTTAATGACCTTAGTAGAACCTTTGGTACCAAACTGACTGCGGACACCATCTGCATCGCCAGCAGGAATATCCCCTACTTGTCTATATCTACTCATTGCCTACCTCTTTAAGTTGGTCTTTCAAGAAATATCTGTCAAATATGTCTGCAAGATTTGGGTCAAGTAAATCAATTACTGACTCGACATATTCGGTCCAAGCATCTTTTACTACAGTCTTGTATCCATCTGGAGCATCCTTCAGGAGTTTGGCATAGTCATCGCGGTACTTCATCATCGCTTTGGCGTGAACCCAGAACTGGCTATTACCGTGCTTAGACATAAACTTCTCATCTTTTAGTATCTGGGTTAGACCCCAGGCGTACTTGTAAGAACTATCTTCTCTTATTCCGCGCTTGTAAGTTCTTCCCCAGGCTGGACTATAATCAGATAGTTCTTTTGCATAATCCTGAAGTGCCTCTTGCAATACCTCGACAGAGGCATAACTCGCATAGCCTTTTTCTTTAGCCATCTTGTTGAGTTGGTCTTTGTAATTTGTATAGGCATCCCATACTCGACCAATCTCGATATCATTCTCAACATCTTTGATTGACTTGAGTGGGAGATTCAGAGGGGTTCCGTCAGGAAGTTTAGTTCCTGGCTTGTTCAGGATTCGACTAATGTTAGGGTCAGATGCTGAACCAATTAGGTCTGCAGTCATAAGACCGATTAGGTTTCTATCGAACTCACCTAGTTTGTTAGCAAGACCACGATTGTCTTCCCAAATTCGGCTATAACCTTCTACTGTAGCAACTGTGTATGCAGCCTTTGGCTTCAACTTAGCGCCAAAGTACAGACGTTCTCCATCAAAGGGTTTAGTTGCACCAAGAACGGCAGCGTGAGAATTGAGTTCTTCTAATGCTGCATTTGATGCGATTGTATCACTTAAGTCATAAGACTTGTACTTATCGTATGCTGCACGATAGTAGGTAGAGAATATACTGTCAGGACGCATATCAATTACAGCAGGGCTACCGATTGGTGAAGCAAACTGCCACAAGAATTTTTCTCTAAACTTTTTGCTAGCGTTCTTCTTGACAAGTTTCTCTGTAGGTTCTTTGCCGATACCCATCTCATATAGAGCCATCTGATAGTTCCACTCAGATGCGTAGGTGTTGAGCCATTCTCTATCACCCTCATCGCCCGTTGCCCACATAAGGGCATTTCTTGCCCAGGCTGGGGTGAAGGTTCTAATTGCTGCATCACCTAAGTCAGGGTTGACTCCATAAGGGAATAAGTCCTCGTATGTATAACCTGGAATCTTTCCAAAGGTTTTGTCAATGCCTTCTCTAATAAGAGTGCTGGCTTCAGGCTTAAAACTTACTATGCCACCAACAAAGAGTGGGATTGAGTAAGCAGGTCCTGCAAAGTTGGCTAGGAAGTTAATAGCCCTAGTTCCTACTGTGATGCCCTTGCCATCATTGAGCCCAATCTCTTTAGTTCCTGGAAGGATTAGATGCTCGGCATCAAGGACATCATCAACTGGATTACCGTACTTGTCTACTCCGAAGGAGTTGTAAGTTCCATAGTATGAGTTCAAGAATCCTGCCATACGCTGTGGCGCTTTAGCAGTAAATCGGGTGTAACGATAGAAACCGCTGACTGATGCGGCTGGGAACGATAGCACTGTTCTCGCAGCAAAGATTGCTCGGTTCTGACGACGCACTGAGTAGAACGTCTTCTCAGCCTCTTGAACCATTTCGATTGCTGCAGCCCTGCGAACTGAGTTGACAGTTCCTGTGGTTATCTCATAGCCTTGTGCAGCAAGGGATTCAATCTTATCGATTGTTCGGTTGCGTAGTTCTACAGTACCCCAAGCCCAACGGATAGCATTTTCAGGTGCACCCATCTTAGCCCAGACTGCGCTGGTTGCCTTATCAAAAGCATCCATAAGTTCTTTTTGCTGAGCAATGGATGTTGAATACTGATTGTCCAATGGATTGATTGGCGTCAATCTTTCCAACTTATCACCGAGTAATTGAGCAAGTTGATTGCTACGAACCTCGCCCGACAGGGCAGCAGCCTTGGATTCTAGTGTTGGTAGGTAACGATTGACATACGCAATCTGGTCATCAATCATATCTATAATCTCATTAGCATCACGACCAAAGTCTTCGGCGTAGGTCTTACCACCACGCTTCAGTCCCCACGTTGCAATGATTTCGTTACGAGTACGACCAGCAAGAATCTGGTCAATAAGTACATCGCCTCGCATATAGTTGTTGACTACATAAGCCAACTCATCAAAATATAGTGGGTCATATACTGGAGTAATGCGGTTAGCGGTCTTACGACCAAGCATATCTACTCGGCTAGCAAAGGTTTTATCTCCAAGAAGTTCAATCTCACGTGTGTGACGGTTAGAGATTTCAGCCTTATAAGAAGTACCTAGGTGATTCTCGCTTTCAAGGCGAGGAATGTTAATGGTCTGTCCATTGCTTAAGACATAACCCTGTTCCTCTTGACGACCTTTGCGACGAATGCGACGATTATCAGCAACAGACCACTCATCGGCTAAAGCCTTGCGGGATGGACCCATCTCAACAAGAATCTTATCGATATCATCGTAAGCCTTCTTGACATTGAGGTTAAGTTTGTTTAAGTCAGGGGCTAGTGTATTGATATCACCAGCAGCCTTTGTAATGGCTAGTTCAGCAGCACTGATGTCAGATGCGTACTTAGGGTCATTTACTGACTTAAGATACTGGACTCGGCGTACTAGACCGTAGAGGCTAGGTACTTCTTCACGCACAGTGTTGTACTCATCTGCACGGTCACGAGCCTTCTTCTCTAGGTTAGCGAGCAAACGCTCAGCCGCCCGTAGGTTTTCCTTGACAACATCTAGATTATCTGCTCTGGTTACA